TGGGTCAGGTGCATATGGCCGTGCGGCAGGATCTGGTGAAGGCGGACAGCGATCTGATCTGCGAGAGTTTCAACCAGGGGCCGGCGCGCTGGCTCACGCAATGGAATTTCCCCGGCGCGGCGATTCCGCAGGTGTATCGCGACACCGACGAAGGCGAAGACCTCATGCAGCGCTCGACGCGCGACAAGAACGTGACGAGCATGGGGTTCAAGCCGTCGCTCGCCTACATCACGGACACCTACGGCGGCGAGTGGACAGAATCGAAAACGCCCGCGCCGGCGGGAGTTTCGCCTTTCGGCGGCGATGCAGGGGGCACCGATCCTGGCGCCTCGTTTGCCGAAGGCACTGCACCGCCCGATCCGCCGGCGATGATGCTCGCGCAGGCGAACGCCGCGATGCGGCCGGCGATGGCGAACTGGATCGAATCCATCCGCGCGCTGGTCGACCGGGCCCAATCGCTCGCAGACGTGCGCGACGGCTTGCACGCGCTCGCGCCGGACATGTCGCTGGAGGAATTCACGGCCGCGATGCAGCAGGCGTTGGCCGCGGCCGCGCTGGCGGGGCGTTATGAGGTGTTGCGCGAAGCGGGCGCGTAGCCGATGGCCAGTTACGGTTCGCTTCCCTTTCGCGAGCAGATCGACTTCTTCCGTCGCAAGACGAATGTGCCGACGGCCGCGTGGACGGATATCTGGCAGGCCGAGCACGATCATGCCTTCGTCGTCGCCGGCGTCACGCGCATGGACATGCTCGCGGACTTCCGCGAAGCGATCGACAAGGCGATATCGCAGGGCACCTCGCTCGCAGAGTTTCGCCGCGACTTCGATGCGATCGTGGCGAAGTACGGCTGGGACTACAACGGCGGGCGCAACTGGCGATCGCGCGTGATCTACGAGACCAACCTGCGCGCGAGCTATGCGGCCGGGCGCTATGCGCAGTTGCAATCGATCAAGTCGGTGCGGCCGTTCTGGCAGTACGTGCATAGTGATGCGGTCGCGCATCCGCGGCCGATGCATCTGGCATGGAACGGCCTGGTGCTCGATGCGGACGACCCGTGGTGGCAGACGCACTACCCGCCGAACGGGTGGGGTTGCCAATGCAGCGTGCGTGCGCTCGCGCGGCGCGATCTGAAGAAGTACGGCAAGAGCGGCCCGGATGAGGCGCCTCCCGTGGAGATGGGGCTGGTTACCGTCGGCACGCGCGGCCCTTCGCCGCAGATCGTGGAAACGCCCGCCGGCGTGGATCCCGGCTTTGGCTACGCGCCGGGGCGTTCGGCGTTCGAGCAGCTCGCCCAGCGCGCGCTCGACAAGACCGCCGCGCTGCCGGCGCTCGAAGCGGCCGATGCCGCGCAGGAAATGCTGGCGCTGTCGCGCGTTCAACAGAGCGTTCGAGACGGCTTCGAAGCGTTCGTAAACGGCCTCGATCTCGCGCGGCTGGCGAATGCGAGCTATGCCGTCGGTGCGCTCGATCGCGAAATCGTGCAGGCGCTGATCGATCGCGGCGTCGAACCGGCGACGGCGGAAATTCTCGTGCGCGATGCGGAACTGGCGCACGTGCTGCGCGAATCGAAGCAGGCGGCGCGCACGGTCTCGGGTCAACCGAAGGCGCCGGCCCTCGACGAGCTGAAGCAGTTGCCGACGATGCTCGCCGATCCGCAGGCGGTGCTGTTCGATCGCGCGCACGATGCGCTGCTCTATGTGTATCCGTCGGCGCCGCGCGATGCGGCGAAGGTGGTCGTCGCCGTGGACTACCGGCTGAAGACGGCGCAGGGCAACGTCACCACGAATTCCGTGCGCACGATGTCGCTCGCGGACTTCTCGGCGCTGCAGAAGGATTTGGACAGCGGCGTGCTCGAACTGCTGCAGGGCACGTTGAAATGAAAGGGCGCGGCGCCGGGAGTCGAACCCAGATCATAGTGGGCGGTCCCCACTAACCGTTCCGGTCGGAAACAACCGCGCATCGAGAGGATACCACCATGTCAGGCGCATTTTTGAAGATCGAGACCGACGACGTCGAGGCGCAAGCCGCCCTCGATCGTCTGTTGTCGTTCGCCGACGGCGAGCGCAGTCGCCTGATGATGAGTGACATCGGCGAGGCGATGAAGACCAACACCGAGCTACGGGCTGCAACGCAGCGCTCGCCGGACGGCACGCCGTGGGTGGCGCTGTCGCCTCGATATGCCAAGCTCAAGGCCAAGCTGCGGCCCGGCGTGCCGATGCTGCGCTGGGACAGCCATATGATCGGCGACATGTTCAGCTGGCAGCTCGACCAAACGGATGGCGCGGCGGTGATCGGGACGAATGCCCAGTGGGGCGCGACGCATCAGTTCGGCGACAGCGGCCGGAACATCCCCGCGCGCCCCTGGTTGGGCCTGTCCGACGACGACCAGGGCGAGATCATCGAGATACTGCTCGACCACGCCCGGATGGCCGCTTCTGGGGACACCCCCTAAAACCGCCCCTGAGAGCGCCAGAGCCCCCCGGGGCGCACCCATCCCCCGACCGAGATCATTAAAACGCGAATTAAACGCCTTCACGGCGGTTTTATGGGCATTCCGGGCCGGCGGCTGCTCCGGGCTTGCAACCGAACCCGGTTTGTTGGATGCTGATCCGGGGCGCGGCCTCCACGCTGAAGCTCCTCCGCGCGGCGCCGAAATGCAGTAAAGGGCTTCAATCCCACCGGCCACCCCCCGGCCCGCATCCTGCGGGCCATGCAGCAACCCACCGCTACCACGCCCGCAGGGCGCATCGCGTTTTTCCGGCCCGGCCGACATACGTCCGTCGATGGCCGCGAGATCGAGTTCACCCCCGCCCAGCTGGCCGACGCGGTTGCGTCGTATAGCGCCGAGGCGCATGAGGCGCCGCTCGTCGTCGGGCATCCGCAGCTCAACACGCCGGCCTACGGCTGGGCAGCGAAGCTGCATGTCCGCGACGATGGCACGCTCGTCGCCGACACCAAGCAGGTCGACCCCGGGTTCGCCGAGCTGGTCAATGCTGGCCGTTTCAAGAAGGTGTCCGCCAGCTGGTACCTCCCTGATTCTCCCGGCAACCCGAAGCCGGGCCACCTGTACCTGCGCCATATCGGGTTTCTGGGCGCCGCCCCGCCGGCACTGAAGGGGCTGCCCGATGCCTCGTTCGGCGAGAACGACGGCGCGGTGACGGTGGAGTTTGCCGAATCGGCGACGCCGATCGCCGATCTGTTCCGCAAGCTCAGGCAGCACCTGTTCGGTGGCAAGAACGCTCAAGCCGAGGCTGTGCTGCCCGACGCCGCCATCGCGGCGATCGCCTCTGACGAATCCGAAGACGCCGCCGAAGAAACCGTTGGCGCGCCTTCTGTCCATGCCGAGACCGGCGCCATCACGGAGACCCATATGACCGACCAGAACCTGCAGGCCGCCGAATTCGCCGAGCGCGAAGCGGCGCTCAAGACGCAATCGGATGCCATCGCCGCGCGCGAGCAGGCGATCAAGGATCGCGAGGCCGCGATCGCGACGGCGGAAGCCGCCGCGCACAAAAGGACGGTGGCCGAATTCGTCGAGGGCCTGGCGAAAAAGGGCCAACTGCTGCCCCGTCACAAGGCGCCGATGATCGAAGTGCTGTGCGCGTTCGAGCCGAGCGCCACGGTGAGTTTCGCCGAGGGCGACAGGACGGTCAGCAAAAACCCGGCCGAGCTGCTGCGCGAATTCCTCGGATCGCTGCCGCCGCAGATCGATTTCTCCGAGAAGTCGTCCGACACCGGCCAGGGCAACGGCGCGGCCAGTTTCGCGGCGCCCGACAACGCCGCGATCGACACCGGTCGCCTCGAAATTCATTCCAAGGCGATCGCCTATCAGAACGCGAACAAGGGCGTCAGCTATCTCGACGCCGTGCGCGCGGTCGGCGGCTGATCGCATCCACCCCAAGCACTCTCTCAACCTTACTTCGAGGACCCTTCGATGGCCGAGAAAACCCCGCTTCTTACCCTCACCGTGATCGCCACCGCCGTGATCGCAGCCGAAACTTTCGTAACCTACGCTGGCGCCGTGCCGACGCAAGGCGCCAATGTGCTGGGCGTGGCCACCTCGGCCGCCAAAGCCGACGATGCGCTCGCGGTCGATGCCGATGGCGTGGCCATCGTGGTCAGCGGTGGCGTGTTCGCCGCGGGCGCCGCGGTCAGCACCGACGCTGCAGGCAAAGCGATCGCCGTGCCGGGATCGGCGCCGAATGCCACCGTCGGCCGCGCGCTCGATGCCTCGATCGCTTCCGGCCAGCGCGTTCGCGTGCGCCTGATTCCGAACTGATCCGCGCCGCGGCCGGTTCCTCTTTCCCCACCTATTTTCGGAGAAACATCCATGACGACCCCCACCGGTCAGATGAATCTTGGTCAGGCTCGCGTTATCGATCCTGTCCTGTCCACCGTCGCACTGGGTTATCGCCTGCCGGAAGCGGTCGGCGAAGCGCTGTTCCCCCGCGTCAACGTCAACGTGCGCGGCGGCCGCATCATCCAGTTCGGCAAGGAAGCGTTCAAGCTGTACAACACGCGTCGCGCGCCGGGCGGCGCCACGCCGCGCATCCAGTTCGGCTATGAGGGCGTGCCGTTCGCCCTCGCCAGCAATGCGCTCGATGTGCCGGTTCCGCGCGAGCTGCAGCAGGATGCCTCGGTGATTCCTGGCATCGACCTGGGCACGCGCGCGGTCAACCTCGGCATGCGCACAAACATCCTCAGTCTCGAAGTCGAGCAGGCGGGCCTTGCGCGCAATGCCTCGGCCTACGATGCCAATCACAAGGTGGCCCTGTCGGGAACGGCGCAGTGGAGCGACTACTCCGGCGTGTCGAATCCGTCGAAAGACGTGCAGACGTGGAAGGAGGCGGTTCGCTCGACCACCGGTCAGGACCCGAACACGCTCGTCCTGTCGAAAAAGGCTTTCAACGCTGTCGCGTATCATCCCTCGATTCTCGATCGCATCAAGTACACCAGCCGCGATGCCGCGACGCCGGAACTGCTCGCGGCCCTGTGGGGCATCGCCAACGTGAAGGTCGGCACGATGATCACCTTCGACGACGCCGGCAATGCGACCGACGTGTGGGGCAAGGACGCCGTGCTCGGTTACACCGCCATCGGCTCGCTCAATCAGGAAGAGCCGAGCTACGGCTACACCTACACGTACACCGGCCATCCGTCGGTCGAGACGCCGTGGTGGGACAACAACACCAAGAGCTGGATTTACGGCGTGTCGTTCGATCGCGCGGCCGTGATCTCCGGCATCACGGCGGGCTTCCTCGCGCAAAACGTCGTCGCTTAATTCCAGGAGCGCAGCGTGTCGGGCCTAGATGCCCGGCGAACTCTCAAAAGACCCGGCCGGGGTGCGCTCCCGGCCGGGCGCAACCGGAGAACCGCAATGGCCAAGAAAACCTACATCGTTATCACCCCGCTGCGCCTGGGTGCGAAAGATGCGATCGACGATGTCGCCGCCGGCGCCGTCGTCGAGCTGGACGAAAAGATCGGCGAGCCGCTCGCGGCCGTCGACGCGCTCGTCGAGCAGCTGGGCGCGGACAAGAAGGCCGCGAAGTAAGCGACGGTGTACATCACGCCCGCACAACTTGCCGACTCGCCACGTGCTCAGGAGATCGCGCAGTGCGCGACTGCCGAGAACGCGGCAGTCGTCGATACGGCGCTCATGGATGCCGTGCTGCGCGGGCAGGATGTCTCCGCCTTTGCGCCCGACCAGGTCGAGATTGCGCAGCGCGCGCTCGATGTGGTCAACGCTTTGATCGTCGACGCGTGCAATCTGATCGACGGCTTCATCGGCAAACGCTACACGGTGCCGTATCCGAACGACGACGGCACGCTGACGGTGTGGGCGCGAAAAATCGTGCGCTACTTCCTGCACAAGGACCAGATCAGCGATGCGACCACCAGCCCTATCGCGCGCGACTACAAGGAGGTCGTCGGCTTCCTGCAGCTCGTCGGCGCGGGCAAGTTCTCGCTCGGCAAGGATGACCCGACCGGCTCGAACGGTTCTGGCCTGACGCAGGTCAGCGTGCCGGGGCGCGTGTTCACCAACGATTCGCTGGCCGATTTCGGTGGTGGCTTGTGAGCGTGGGGCCGTTTCCCGTCGGCGACGTCATCGCGCGGCTCAAGGCGCAGGTGCCGGCGCTGAAGTATGTCGGCAATGGCGCCGACCTGCGCGCGGTGACGCAGAACGGCCCGAACGTCGTCCCGGCCGCCTATGTCCTCGTCGAGGAAAAGGGCGACAAGGCGAGCGTGGCAACCGGCGGCGTGGTGGTGCAATCCGTGCACGCGGCAGTGCAGGTCGTGATGTACGTGCGCAACTACGCGCAGGAGCAGACCGGCGCCGCCGCGCGCAAGGACATGGATCAACTCATGGGCGCCATGCGCACGGCGCTCGTTGGCTGGAAACCGACCGAAAATTTCATGCAATTGACCTTCATGGCGAATCGCGACGAGTCCTATGTCGCGGGCTTGCTGTGTACCCAAGAAATCTACCGCTCGCAGTACCGCATCCAGACGACTGCGCCGTAGTGCTTTTGTACCTCTGACGGAGAACCCTCATGGCTCAACCCGATTTTGAATTCTTCATCGAACGTTCCGTGCTGATCGGGCCGCAGCCCGGTAATGTCGATCCGGTTCTCACGCCGGCGGCGAACACGTTCCAGTTTCTCGACGGCAAGTCGTCGACGCAGTACGACAAGATCGATCGCAAGATCGACAAGCCGTACTTCAACAGCGCCAAGGTTGCCATCGCCAACGAGCGTGCGCAGATCGAGGGCGACTTCGAACTGACGCCGCCGGCGACGCCTGGCGCCGCCACCACCAGCTCGGCGTCGTGCGAAGCGCTGCTGCTGTCGGCCGGCATGAAGGTGACGAAGGATGCGGTCGGCAAGACCACGATCTACACGCCGATTTCGCGCAACATCCCGGCGATCGCCGCGTACTGGTACCACTCCGGCACGCTGATCAAAGCGCTCGGCGCGCGCTCGAACATCCAGGGCCTTTCGCTTGCGATCGATGATCGTTTCAAGGGCCACGGCATCGTGCTTGGCGGCTACGACACGGTCGACGAAGCAGCCTCGCCGACCGGCCTGGATTACTCGGCCTTCCCCGAGCCGACGATCGTCAGCAACGACAACGCGACGATGATCCTCGCGACTGCCGATGGCACCACGATCACCGGCCTGCATCTGTGGGCGAAGAATCTCTCGATCGACTTCGGCAATCAGCAGAAGGTGAAGAAGTACACCGAGTATCGCAAGACCGGCATCACGACGAAGGCATCTACCTGCCAGATGCTGATCGCGCGACCGGCGAAGTCCGACGCCGACCTGTGGGCGCTGCGCAAGCACGGCGTGCTGATGACCGCTGCCTTCCGCCTGACGGAAGCGGACGGCCGCTGGAGCGAACTGCGCTCGCGCTTCCAGATCCTCGACATCACGCCGACGGATACCGACGGCGACTACACGCTGCAGGTGACTGGCCAGTTGGTGGCCAGCGATGCCGGCGGCGATGAATGCGGCATCGCCTTCGGCGGCCCGTAACCGAAAGCCGCTCCGCCGAGCGGCCCCCTCGCGCGCCCTGCATCCGCAGGGCGCCTTTCAACCAAAGGAGTCATTCATGAGCGTTTTCAAGATCGCCACTACCTTCAAGCGTCGCGGTTCGGTATTCGTGCCGGCGCAGTCCGATTCCGGCGTCGACGTGAAGACGGAAATCAAGTTCGTCGCCGAGTTCAAGCAGCTCAAACGCGAAGAAGACGATGCGCTGCGCGCGAAGCTGCGTGAAGGCGAAATCAAGGTCGACGAGTTCATCGGCACGATCTGCGTCGGCGTGTACGAACTCAAGCGCGAAGACGG